TGTGGATTAAATTTATCTAATCCCATTCCACCTCCGAGTATATCATTACCCGAAGACTCGAATTTTTTAGCTTCTCTTTGATCTTTACGATCTTCTTTCATCGTATCTGACTGCATTTTATCTTGTCTTTCGCTTTGTCGCAACTGTTGATTTAAGTCAAACTCAAACTGCATAAGTTCTTTTTTAAGATCAACTTCTTTTTGTAGGTGCATAAGTCTACTATTTGCCCTTGTTTGTTCTAGCTGAATATCAAGTTGAGATTTTTGTTGGTTTTTCTGCATCTCAGCTTGAGCAATAGCTTGTTGAGTTTGTGCTTGAGCTTGAGCTTGCGACTGTTGCATTTGTTGTTGCATTTTTTGATCAACTTGTTGTTTCTTTTTTCGTTTTATTTTTAACAATTGATTTGCTAGTTTAACATTTCTTATTTCTCTAATATCAATAGCATCGTCAAGTTCTATTAACTTTTGTGACAAAGCTGTTTGTATATTGTTTTCTAACATTTGTTTTTGCTCGTCATCTGGTTCTAACTCTAAAAATATACCAAAGTCATAAAGATATAACTCAGACATTTCTTCTAAAGTTGCTACGTTATGAGCACCTAGAGTTTGAACAAAAGCATTTTTAGTTTCTGAATATTCTAATATATCAGATATTCTAAGAGATAATCTTTCAGCTGTTTCAACTGTTAAAAACATTGAAGCGTCTAATATGTGTCTAGTAGCTACGTTTGAATTTGCTGCGGCTAGTTTTTGTACACCAACTAAAGATCTTTCAGCTGGTACGCTAGCATCTCTAGCTTCATTTAAACCTGTCACGTCTCTTATCATTTGTAAGTAATAATTATAATTACCTATAAGAGCTGTCATCTTGTTACCAGCTCCTTGACCATTTGATATTTGTGTAATAGGTACTTTACCAGGATTTGGATCACCATCAGCGTTTAAAGATCTACCAATAACACTACCTGTTTGAAAGAACATGTTTAAAGCTTCTTGTGGGTTGTAGTTTGTTCCGTTACCTAAATCAACTTCTGCTAAACCATCTGCGTCTAAATAAACACCATCTGGAACCATTCGTGACATTACCTGTTGCAACTTTAAATGTGTAAGTTGTATCATATCAGCAAAGCTAGTTATACGACTAACTAAGCTTTCTATTTTACCATTGTACATACGTGGTGCGCATATAGCGTAGTTCATTTTAACTTTGTTAAAATCACTCTTATCTCTCATCATGTTTTCAGCCATGTTCCATTGTAGCAACTTGTCAGTTCCTAAGACTACAGCTCCTTCATAAACACACTCTACTTTTCTTATTAATCTAGAATAATCCATAGCCATACCAGGAGGAGGGTTGAAACCATCGTCTTTTGGTATTAGCTTTTCTAAACCAACCGCCGTTTTCTTTAGCTTGTATACATCATTTTTATAAGTCTTATAATTAAAATAAAGTATTTGTACTTTGTTTCTATCGTTAACTTCTTTGTAAGTATATCTACCGCTAGGTCTTTTAGCAGAGCTTTGTATATCTTTTAAATCTTGCTCTGTAAGGTCTGGATATTGCCTAGCTAATTCATTTATAGGTATTGTTTTTATTTCACCTATATAATATATGTCTTCAAAATAAGGCGAATCACAATAAGAGTAAACGACATTTGCTGGGTCTACATATTCCGCAACAGCTCCTTCGCTATAATTGAAATTAGTTTTAACACAACCTATACCTAAAACAGTTAAATCATATAAAACTCTTTTTTTTATATTATCATAATTACTACCTTTTAAAAGTGTTTCTAAGGCTTGTTCTTCAGCTATCTCAACAGCTTGCTTATAATTTAACTGCATGTGCAGTTCTAGCTCTTCTTTTGATTCAGGTATATCTTGTTTTTCGTTTTCGTTTAAGTTTAAATTAAACATAGTTTGCGCTTGGTTGTTAAACGCTTTGTTCTGCATATCTCTTTGTAAAGACTCCATGTATTGAGTTCTTTTATCTACACCGTATTGATCTTGTGAATATGCTTTTATATGGAACATTCTATTATCCATACCATTAACAACTATATCTACAAACTTAGGTATAATAGGAACAGGTTTCCAGTCTAAGTTTAAGTAGCTTAAGTCACCGTTTATAGATAGCTCATCTTTATATTTTTGTATTGATTGTTCACCTCTAGCATAAAGCCTAAGTCTATGAAAGTTGCTTTGAGTGTCTAAATACTTGTTACCATTATTACCACCAAACCATTCAGCTTCAATAGCTCTAGCAACTTTAAGTCCGTATTCAGGACTCATTTTTTCCATATCACTTACAGTTTGTGAAGGGAAATTTATATGTACTGACTCAGTCATATTTTAATTATTTATTATTTTAGATATATATCCATTATTGTTATATTTCGCTATATTAAGGTTTACTGGTGTTCTTTCTATTTTTACGTTAGGAGCGTATAAATGTCTGTTACAAGCCATAACAGCTAAGCCACTACTTATAGAAGCATCATGCTTAGTTCTCTTGTTTATATCAAACTTGCTCCAATCATTTAAGGTTTCATTAAAATACATAGTACCATAATTACCATCACCTAAATGACCTACAAAATTATTTATATACATTTCAATTGCGGCTGCGTGAGCTTGTTTTATGTCTTCACTAGAGTTAGGTATACCACCTATTTCTTTTTCTGTAGCAGATAATTTGTTCCAAACTTTATCTGGTCTATTCATACTAAAACCTCTATAACCTCTTCTTCTAAAATGATATAATAATCTTGGTTTGTTGTTTTCCGCAAGTATAGGCATACCATAAAATACACATGCCATTAACACGTCTTCAAAAAATATTTCTGCGGTTTGTGGTCTTGATATGTATTCTAAAAAAAACGAGCTTGGTGGCGCGTCTTCCATAGAGTATTTTGTTAAACCGTGTAAAGATCCATTAGAACCTCTACCATCTACTGTTCCTGATATATCGTAGCTATCACAACCAAAAGCACCTATGTGCTCGTTACCAGGATATTTTATACCGTTTTTTACAAACACCTTATTTTGAAGGTGTACTGGCGGTACCCAGCTTATTTTAAATCTACCGTTTGGATCAGGATTAAAAATAACTTGCGTATCTTTTACACCATTAACCCAACTAAAACCACCTGTATTAACGGGTGAATTATATCTACTTCCTTCGTTATAGTCTATTTGTTCGTATATTTTTATGAGATTAAATAAACTATTTTTTGTCTCATCTCTAAACGCATGTTCTTCAGTTCTTGGGAACTGTCTGTAAAATTCGTTTAAAGCGTCTTGATCATCTTTTAATCCATCAGCTTCGTTTTCCCAACTATCAATAACACCTATTTCTATTAACTCTCCATCTGGTCCGTAGACATCATTACTTGGATTATTAAAGACTGGACTTCCGTATTCGTCAATAAATCCTTCGTAGTTCCATTCCATTGGGATAAAGAGAGAATAAAGGCCAGACTTTGTTTGTCCATTACGATTTCGTTTTGTAACATCTGAATCATTATATATTTTTTTAAAGTTGTTACCTCCTTTGTCTAAAGCATTTGAAGTACTACCCATCATACACTTACCAACTATTTTACTACCTAACCGTAAACATGTTTTAGTTACTCGCCAATTATTTAATATGTTATCAGGTCTTTCCCATTTACCACTTTCATCGTGTACTAGCAAGTTTAGCTTTTCACCGTCATAACTATTATCACCTGTATTCTTCCAATCAATAGTAGTGTCAAGACCTTCTATCTCCTCCATCTTTTCGTTCGCCGTAATCTTTTTTCTGGTAAACTTACTTGCAGGAACTCTGTAAGCCAGTTCGGACTTTGGGCGATCCATACCATCTTGGATAGGTTTAAAGAAAAACGGATAATTAATAGATATAGGCACAACCTTATCTGTAAACATTTTTTTTGCATCACCTCCACTTTTAGATAGTATTCCATATCTAGCATCACTTGATATTGTTGCTAAATTAACTGTTTCAGCACTGCTCATAAAAGAAAAGCCGCTACGTCTGTTTTTTAAATAACACATTCCGTAACAGCGTTTATCAGCTTTACAAGCCTCCCAAAATATAAAAAACAACCTGTTCGCTTCTCTAAAGTCTGGAGCACCTACATCTATTTTGCTCCATTGTAAATACATATAGTGACTACCAGTTATGTAGGTGGGTTTTTTGTTGTTCATAAACCAAAAACCTTCGTCTCTACGTTTAAACTCTTCGTCTATATAATCAAACCACTGTTCTTTTGATTCTTCTGGGTATGATCTCCAGTCAAATATGTTTTTTAACTTACTTAGCTCTTTAGGGTATTCTATTTTTTGCCACTTGCTTTTTTCATTGGTGTGCACGCGCACTGGTTCCATCGGCAAAGCAATTCGCAACCCTTGGATTTCAAGTATCTGCCCAATTTTACCAGTTTTTGATATAACCACGAAATCGTTTTCTTTATTGTATCCATATTTCCATTTTTTAGATTTGTTAAGTCGGTTAATAGTATTTCTTTTAACCGGTTCAATTATTTTATATAAGCTTTGTTTATAACTCATTTTGATCTACCTTCTGCAAAACCTTTAAAAGCCTTGGTTTTTTTCTCTTCTTTTGTTTTACCATTTAATATATTTTCTTCTTCTTGTATACGATTAAGTATTTCAAAAGCATCAAATATAGCTAGCTTTTTTGTAGCCGCCGCGTTTTTTAATCTATCAGCAGAAACATCATCTTCTGTATTAGTAATAATCTTTTCTTTAGCTACATTAATTAATTCTTCTACAGCCTTATGCCCAGCTTGGATTATAAGCTTTTTCGTTTCTTTCACTTTCATATTTAATTGTAATAAACTTATTCATGACTCTATAGAGCTTGTTGTTTTCTATTACAAACTCATACTCATCTCCAGGCGAAAAACCAACAACATCTCCTTTTTTAAAATCACCACTACCATATTCAATTATACCTACTAAAGGCTTTTCAAGCTCAGTACTATATTTATCATCATTTTCAACCGGCTTAACAAAGCAATAGCCTTTTATTGGTTTCCAAGAGTTTTTATTTTTATAGGCGTAAACTTGATCTGGTTGTAAAAAGTATTTGTTTTCTGTAAAAAAACTTCTACTATTTTTTTCTTTACCTTTTATGTTGTACATTCTTCTAAACACATTATGATGTACGACAACCAAGTCGCCAACTTTTACCTCTGTCTCTACAGATATAGGTGTTGCTAAAACTTTCGCCACTCTATTAACAAACTGATGATTAGACATTTCGTTGTTTATAATTAACTCTTTGTCTCCTACATCAACAGTGTTATTATATCTCTCGCCAAAAGGTTCTACTATAAAGTCAAATATAGATCTCATTAATACTCTAGATTATACTCAACTGATATAGCCATGTTTTTATTAAAGTCTTTCCAAGGTATAACAACTTGACCTTTTCTAATATAAACAGAGTACTTATCCTCTTCTTCAAGTATTTCGCATATAGTATGCCCACCATATACGTCTTGACCTACAGCATAATGCATAGCATCGTTTTTATAGTCTTTACCTATAGTAATTTTTCTAATTATGTGATTCATTATATTTAATTTTTCCACTTTGAATATCTACCTCCGTAGTGCCATATTCTTTTTTAAGCTCTTCTTGTAGTTTTCTTATTTCTTCAGTGATACCTAAATGCATGTGAACAAATTCGTGTTTTCTAGCTTCTAATTGTCCTATATCAAACTGTATTTTATTTATTTGTGAAACAAGAGTTTGCATTCTTTTTAATTGTTCATCTGAAATTTTTTCAGCCTTAAGGTCTTTAACCTTAGGAGTTTTTCTTTTTGCCATTTTATTTAATTTAAGTTAATTTATTTTTTTACTTTCTCTAGTGATCTACCACCAAAGTATGCACCAATAACAGTTATTAGTACTAATTGTAATAAGTCCACCCATGAAGCTTTAACTTCAAATGATATAACACCAGCATCGATAAATATTAATAATACTGTTGATACACATAAAAATATTAAAACTAGTGGTCTTATGTTTTTTGATAACCAAGAATCAGATTGCATATCAACCTTCCATCTTTCGGTTACTTGCTTTTGCATTTCAGCCTCGTAACCCATTATCATATCTTTTATTTGTTTCTCTGCTTCAAGCTTTTCTTCTTTTGAAGTGTGTAAGTTATCTATAACTCCACCTACGCTTTTAACTAATTCAGTAGCCCCACCTGAAAATATTTTTCCTAATATACTCATTGTTTTGGATTTTTGAAGTAATATTTTGTTTTCTTTCCAGTATCTGGGTCAGTATGAACAACAAACTTACCGAAAGCTAAATCTTTTCTTACTTTGTTTTCTAAATTTTCTTCGTCTATATTTACAACTTTTTTTGATTTACCATCTTTAGTATAATAAACATCTGGCCCATCTTTAGCACCATGACCCGTTTTAGCCTTGTCATCGTGGTTGCTTTTGAATATTGGTTGTTTTTGTTTGAATGCCATAATTTTATCCTCTATTATCGTCTTTGTAATAATTGTCTAACCATCTACCTAGCTTTTTCATTTCAGCTTCTTGCTCTGGAGTTCTATTTTTCATTTTCTCTAAAGCTTCAAATCTTTTTAGTTTTTGTTCAGCTGTCATTTCTTGCTGCTTAGGAGTTGTAGGTCCTGACCCTTCTTTTGTGTGTTCGTTTTTAAACACCGGTCTTTTCATTTTGAATGCCATATTATCTATCTTTGTCTTTGATCATATCATCTATAGCTTTATTATAAACTTTATCAGTGTATGATCGGTTATTAAAAAATATACTTCTTTCTGAAGTTGGTAAATCTTCTTCTCCTAGAAGTACTCTGTAAATCCTACTTATTAATTGAGAACATTTAAAAGAGGTTTTAAATATAGAATACTTAATACTAGTTCTATTCCTATGTCTCCAAGTTTCTATCCAACCTTGCTTTCTAAGTTTATCCCACCTACCTTTGTTCCAGCTCATAATGTAAGTTCCATCAATAAACTCTTGTCTAGTAAATCTGCCTTTGCAATCTAAATAAATTAAAAGCTCTAACTCAGCGTCTGTTAAATTATTTGTTTTACAAGCCCACTTTCTAACAAGTCTGTAATACTTAAACAAACCTATATCTCTTATGTCTTGTGGACTCAACATTAATCTACTACAACTACAATGTCTCTAAGTCTAATTACATGGTATAACTTATCATTTACACTTAAACCGTGGCCAGCGTGTTTGTCATAGTAAATGCTATCACCTTCTTTTACAAACTTAACCATATCGCCAGAAGAAATTACTCTAGCTTTTAAGTACCTATTGTCTTCATCTAGTTTCTCTGTCAATATTAAGCCACCAACTTTTTTTGGTTTTGGTTGCTCTTTTTCTATAATTAAACAATCATTAATTGCTTTCATCTGCTCTTACGTTTGAAATTACACAATCAGCGGACACTATAGTTGAAACTACGCTTACCGCATTTTTAAGCGCTGATTTAGTAACAAGCACTGGGTCAATAATACCTGCTTTAACCATATTAACACTTTCACCTGTAACAACGTTAACACCCAAACCTTCTTTTGGTCTAGGAGCTATTTGCTCTATACCCGCGTTTTCTAGTATAGTATGAAAAGGAGATGTTATAGATTCAAGTAGTATTTCTTCACCAATATTACTTGGTTTTATATTTTGACTAGCGTTTAATAAAGCAACACCGCCACCAGCAACAATACCTTCTTGTAGCGCTGCTTTAGTAGCATGTATAGCGTCTTCAACTCTATCCCGCTTTTCTTTTAGCTCTACTTGAGAATCAGCACCTACTTTTATCACAGCAACTCTACCAGAAAGCATAGACAACCTTTCTTCTAACTTCTTTTTTATAAATCCATTTTTTTCTTTAGATATTAGTTTTTCTACTTTTTTTATTCTATTATCTATATCTTCTGAAAAACCCTCTAATGTCGTTATAATTGTAGATTTATTATCGGTAACGCAATAATCTATTTCACCTAAATGATCTGGTGTTATCATGTTTATATCATCACCTAGTTCTTCATTTATTACTTTTGCACCTGTTAGTATAGCTAAATCCTCTATAGTGTCTTGTTTGGTAGGACCAAACCCAGGTAAATTTATTATATTTACTTTTATATTGCCTTTAGCTTTATTCATAAGCATAGCGGACTTCACCTGTTGAGCAACAGGAGATACTATAAGTATTGATCTATTATTTTGAATAGCATATTCTAGAACTACTTGTATTTTTCTAACGTTAGGTATTTCATTTGCACATATTAAAACTAGCGGGTTGTCTAATTCACACACTTGTTTATCTTTGTCTGTTATAAAATGTGTAGATGTTAAAGGGCAAGACATTTGAATACCATCTACTATGTCTATATAAGTATCGTTTGTGTCTGAGTTTTCCATTAAAACAACACCGTTTTTACCTACTTTAGACCAAGCGTCTGATATTACAGCACCTAATTCACCGTCGTTATTACAAGATATTGTAGCAACGTGATCTAACATGTCATCGTTAACATCTATTTTGCTTTTTTCTAGATAATTTAAGACTTTTTTATAAGCTGTTTGCATACCGTCTTTAACTTCTCTAAGATTAAAGCCTTCTAAATTGCGTTTGTAAAAATTTTTGATTAGTGATTCTGCTAGAACTGTAGCAGTTGTAGTCCCATCTCCAGCTTCTTCAACTGTATTACTTGCAGATTCTTTGATTAGTGTAGCTCCAATGTTTTCAACCGGATCAAATAAGACTACGCTTTGAGCAACGGTTACACCATCTTTTGTTATGACCGGTTTGCCGCGTCCATCTTCGTATATTACACATTTCCCGCTTGCGCCTAATGTGGATTTTACGGCTTTTGCTAGCTTTTCTACGCCAGCTATTACTTTTTTTTGTGCGTTCTCGCCAAAATTTAGGTTTTTGACGAGTTCACTAGGTAAGTTGTACTCCATTTTATTGAATTAAATTAAATTATTACTATTTATCGAAAGTTTTTACTACTTTTGGGCCTTTCGTTGCCTCTATTTTTTTGTTAAAGTGCTCAATACTACCGTTTATTGCCGCTTCCGCGCCTTCTAAAGTTTCTCTTCTTGTAACATCTGTAAAATCTTCAGCGTTTTCAGGGTGAGAAACCTCTGTTTGGTAGTATCCGTTTGGTAATTGGGTTATTCGCCAGTTCTTTTTGTCAGCTAAGTGTGCCCATTGTTTAACGGTTTCTTCATTAATTTTAGGACTATTAGTCCATGTTGCAGTTTTGTAGTATAAATACGTCATTTTGGTTTTATTTTTGGTTAATATTTAGTTTATAATGCTTCGTAAGCACCTATTGCGGCGTCTTCAAAGCCTTCTCTTATTCTTTTTTCTTCTTGTCTCTTTCTAAATTTTCTATATATGCTATATCCTAAACCTACAGGACCTAATAATATAGATCTTGCTACATCTCCACCTGTTACATTAGCCTCTTTTTGACCTAAATCATAATCAACCTCTTCTGATTCGTCTTTTTGTGCAAATGGTCTAGACTCAGCAGCTTCAGCTCTTTGCTCCCATGGAAAACTTTTGTCACCTTCTGGTAACCATCGGCCGTTGTATTTTATATGACCATCTTTTCTAGGGTAAGTTTTACCGTCTGATCTAACCCAATCTTTACCATAAGCTATTCTACCGCTTTGCATTTCTTTAGCGTGGTGAGCTTCGTGAGCAACTACTTCGTTATAGAACTTAGAACCTTTCTTTATATCTTTATCTACAATTATTTCGTTTTTGCTTACAGCTTCACCATGAGTACCTTCTGGTAAGTTCTTTCTAGTTATTTTAAGTTGTACACCTTTGTTCTTAAAATCCCTAGACATTGGTCTATTTCCTAATTTAAATTTACCCATCGTAAGACATAGTGTAGTTGCCACCACCCATTTCTTCATCAGGTACTTCTTGACCATAGTTTGCAGCGTTAGGATCCATACATACAGATTTAAAAGAATACCCGTTTTTGTATTTTTTAGGAAAAGGCTTTTTATCTCCAGTTACTTTGTAAGTTTTATTATCTACGGTAAATGTCTCTTTACCAGCTTTTATAGCTTCGTTTCTTTCACCCATAAACTTATTACTAAGCAAAGGTCCATTATGCTGAAATGCGGCCGAAGGAGATCTACCATCTTCCATTCTACAATCGCAAGCATCGTAATTTAATGCTAGTATTTCATCATGTATTCTAGTTCCGTGTATTACTGAGTTTCTTTTTTTAAATGCCATGTCTTTATTTTTTTAATTATACCAGCAAGGTCCTTTTCTTCTAGGTTTAAAAGGGTTGAGTTTTCTAATGCCTCTTTTAAATTTTTGCGCAGTTCTTATTCTCCAACCTCTTCTTGAGTACTTATCTCCAGGTATTAAATCTATGTCTCTGATCCTATCTATTATAGAAGGTGGTGGTGGTTTTGGTCTATTTTTAAACTTAATCTTACCTGGCGTAATTGGAGTCATATCAGGAGGATCCATTTGTATAGGTTTAATTGGAATTCTTGGAACTTCAATATTAGGAGTAACAAACTTTTCTTCTGTTTCAACATTAGAGCTAGTGCTACTTTTACCTTTGTTATAACTATCTACGTAAGTTTTCCAAGAATCTAAAGTTGGGTACTCACTCTTATCTGCATTTTTATAAGATTCTTCGTAACTTACACCAGTGTTACCTTTACCTCCAGTTGTAGAAGTCGTAGTGTTAGTACGATTTCTAGTATATCTTTCTGGATTATTAGGATCTTGCTTCCAGTCACTCCACTCTCCAGAAGTTGTAGTAGTCGTATGACCTGCTTCGTGATCTTTAAAGGCTTTTTTAAAAACATTACTGTTTTTATCTAAACCTCTATTATATAGGTGATTTTTTGTTTTTAATTTAAAAGCCATTTATTTTCCTTTATTACTGTACGGATTCATTGGTCCAGCCATTCCTAACATTTTATACGCGCCCTCTTCTTTCTTCATAAATCCTCCTTTTGGACCTCCAAATTTTGGACCTTTATATTTAAATGAACATGAACTCTTTTTTGATTTTTTCTTGTACAAGCCTGTGTCTCCCATTTTGAAACAATGCTTTTTAAACGTGTGTTCTTTACCCGGCATGATATATATATATTTTTATTATTAATAATTATTACACCATTATAGTTACATAGTGATTTTAGTAATTTAAAAAATAGTGACACTTGCTTACTACTAAGTATTTATTAGGTACCTAATGTCACAGGTACCCGTACTCCGGGGTATATTAAATATAGAAGTAGAGTGTTGCCCCCCTCCCTACCCCCTCCCCCTCCCCTGGGAAACTGCAACTTTTTCTGGGGCCCCCATGTTTATACTTATATTTACTATATATTTTTACAAAATTAATACTACTACATTTCGATAATATATTTGTAACTAATTAAAAAAAATTCTAATAACTAAAAAAATAATTATGAAAAACTTTGAAAACATTTTGAACTTCGTTTATATAACTTCTAACATATGTTTATTTTCTTACACTGCAATGACTATCATTTCACAAATGTAATACTACAAATGTTAGATAATAATAGTGACAATAGCAAGTTACTAATGTTTACTTAATTACCAAATGTCACACAATTGTAAAACGAGAAAAGCGGCGG